CACATACACGACGTGCATGCGATGACGGGTGAGGAATATGTCCAGAGCCTCATCGACCGATTTAAGAAGAACTACACGGGCGACATGGCAGAACTGGAGGCAAAAGCCGAAAGAGTCGGAAGAATGTTCTTACCGAACAGCTGACCATATCGGTGACGTCACCGAAAAGGTTTTCAACCTGTAAGCGTTCCTTACAAGTTCAACCGTCAAGTAATCCTTGACGGTTCAGTCGCCAGTGATGCCGTGAACAGTCCCCAGGAATCGGACGAGGTCAAACAGGCCCGGCGTGATTTCCTGTGGCTCATTCGTGTCTGCCACGGCTCCGATTCCGCGCGTGCCGAAAACGGCGACCAAGTTTTACCGACGCCATCGCCCGACACTTCGACCAAGGACAAGGCATGAAAAACACTCTCGGAATCGTCCTCCATGTCTCGGCGTCATCGTTCGGGGATGCGGCTCAGATCGACCGCTGGCACCGCGAGCGTGGGTTTTCGCGCATCGGCTACCACTGGGTCGTTCTGAACGGTTTGCGACGTCCTGGTTCCTACGATCCAGCCCTCGACGGTCAGATCGAGAATGGGCGCGAGGAGCACCAGATTGGAGCGCACTGCCTCGCGGACGGGGCGAACGGTTTCACGCTCGGCGTTTGCCTCATCGGCAATCCCGGCTGGACGGTAGATGGTCCGGAATATCTGACCCCCGGCAATTGGCTCAGCGGTCGCGTCGTCAACCGCGCCTATATGACGCGCAAGCAGCATTCGGCTTTGGTCGAATTGCTCGCGGGCATCTGCAAGCGGCGAGGGCTAGATCCGATGGGGACGTACCGGCATCCTCGCACCGGCAGACCTATCCATGTGATCTCTCAACACTCCGATTTCGACAGCGGCAAACCGCTGTGCGCGTCCATCAATCTCGGCATCCTCCGAAAGCAGGTTCGTGAGGCGATGAAATGAGGTTCGACCTAGTAGGCGGCGACTGCCTCGAAGCGTTGAAGGGCATCCCGTCCGAAACGGTTGACGCGGTTGTGACCGACCCGCCCTATGAACTTGGGTTTATGGGGAAGGCGTGGGACGCTAGCGGGATCGCCTATTCCGTCGAACTGTGGCGGGAATGCCTCCGCGTCCTGAAGCCCGGCGGCCACCTTCTCGCGTTTTCCGGGAGCCGGACCTATCACCGCATGGCGTCGGCCATCGAAGATGCGGAGTTTGAGATTCGCGACCAGATCATGTGGATCTACGGGTCAGGCTTCCCGAAGTCGTTGGACGTGTCGAAGGCCATCGACAAGGCGGCAGGCGCGGAACGCGAAGTAATCAGCCAGTGCAAGAGGACCGGAAAGGATGCTGGCACTTATGGCGCGATGATGGGGGACAACTTCATCCCCGCCCCCGCTACCGAGGCCGCTAAAGCCTGGGACGGCTGGGGTACGGCCCTTAAACCGGCCCACGAGCCTATCTGCGTGGCGCGGAAGCCGCTATGCGGGACCGTGGCCGCAAACGTGCTGGCGCATGGAGTGGGCGGCCTGAACATTGACGGGTGCCGGGTGGGTGAAGAGGTCCGTCACGCATCGTTCACGAGTTTCAAGGCCTGCCACGGGAATGGGCTAGGGAGGCCCGGCACGGCGGAAGCTAGGCGGGGGACGCAAGGCGACCCTAAGGAGTATGTTGGCCGTTGGCCCGCCAACGTCATCATGGACGAAGAAGCGGGAGAGGGCAAAGAATGGTCCCGGTTCTTCTACTGCCCCAAGGCTTCGCGCTCCGAAAGAGGGGAGTTCAACAACCACCCCACGGTCAAGCCGATTGACCTCATGCGCTATCTAGTCCGTCTCGTCTCGCCGGTCTGCTCGGTAGTCCTCGACCCGTTCATGGGAAGCGGAACGACGGGAGTCGCTTGCGCTCTTGAAAGCAGGGAGTTTATCGGCATAGAAAGGGAGCCTGAGTACCTCGCCATCGCCAACAAGAGGATTGCTGAAGCGTTTGACCAATACCGCTTGGAGGTCGCATGACAGAGAGCTTTCTCGTCGAGCTAGGCAAATCGGGACCGTGGGCGCTCGTCGCGGGAGTGCTCCTGTGGACGGTGATTAACGCGTGGAACAGCGACCGTCAAGCCTTGACGCAACTCCTGACAGACTTTAAATCCACGCTGGATGGGCTGAAAAACGCGGTTGACCATTTGACCGACCGATTGGAGCGGATCGAGAAACGATGACGTGGCTGCAGACTGCCGACGAGCTGATCAACGGCGACCGGGCAAAGGATTACGGCTCCGTCAGCGAGAACTTCCAGCGCATTGCCGATCTTTGGAGCGTCGTTCTAGGCGTCGGGGTCACACCGGAGCAAGTTGCGCTTTGCATGATCCAGCTCAAGGTTGCGCGGCTAGTCAACACACCGGAGCACAAGGATTCTTGGGTGGACATCGCGGGCTACGTCGGTTGCGCGGAGAAACTGGGGGGCTAAACCATGTCGATGCAGTGGACCCCCGAGGAGAAAGCGATCCTGATCGAGCGTTACTCGCGGGGCGACGATCCCGACGAGATCGCGCGGGACGTCGGGCGAACTGGCGCGGCGGTCAGATTAAAAGCCCAAACGATGGGCATCCGCTTCGGGTGCAACCGCCTGAAGGAGAAGGCGGCGGTCAGCCAGATTCCCTCTCGCTCGAGAGATTTAGACACCCTGCTGAGGGACAACGCGTCGGCGTTCCAGCGCAAACGGGCTAGCGCGGACGGCACGCGCTCGGTGCAGATCAGCCTGCCCCACAACGGGCCTTACGCCATTTTGTTCTTCGGCGATCCCCACGCGGGGGACGACGGATGCGACATCGAGAAGCTGTGCTACGACCTCGATCTAGTCAGGTCTGAGCCCCACGTCTATGGGGCGAACATGGGCGATCTTACCAATAACTGGGTCCGCGCATTGGGTCATTTGTACGGGTCGCAGACGACGACCCAAGGCGACGAGGAAAAGCTCATGGAGTGGCTCATCAAAGCTCTCGATTGGCTGTTCATCATCCTCGGGAACCACGACAAGTGGTCCGCGGTCGCGGAACTACTCTGCCGTCAGCACGGGGTGCTGGGCGTTTCGCATGGCGGGATGTTCACCGTCAACACACCCGACGGGAAAAGACCTTTCGTGGTGGATGCGAGGCACACCCACAAGGGTAATTCGATGTACAACGCTTCCCACGGACAGCTGAAGCGGGTGTACCGCGGAAGTCCCGCCCATCTGGTGATCGGTGCCCACATCCACACCAGCGCGGTGACCATCACCAAAAATGGAGTCACCGGAAGGATCGGTCATGCCGTTCGCGTCGGTTCGTACAAGCGCGTCGACGATTACGCGGACGCCAGCGGCTTCGACGACGAGACGATCAGCCCTAGCGTGATGGCGGTGGTGGACCCAAGCGCGAGCGACGAGGGTTTTGTCCACGTGTTCCACGACGTGGACCAGGGCGTGAGGTTCCTGAGGGCACTGAGAAACGAATTCAACCCGGTATCCGAATCGCGGGTAGCCGCATAACAGCTATGGATCATTTTTACAAGAAGCTCGTTTTAGGAGCGGTGTCTGGATTTCTCGGCGCACTGCTCGCCGACCTCGATGCGTGGAAGCACGCTGAGGCTGACGCTATGTTCGATTGGAGCCTAGCGTTCCGCCGCTGGATCGCTGGCGGTGTTTCCGGTGCGGTGGCAGGATTCGGTATCGGGGTGGCGCAATGAGGCTGAGAATCGGCGTTACATTGCCGTTCGCGAAGAACGCGCTCATTTACGCGGCGACGCTGAACAACCAGCAGAGCGAAAGCGCGGAGTTGGCACTGTCGATCCTCGCGACGCTTGGGTTCATCGACGGGATGAGCCTCGGACCTGGTCGGATCGTTGCGCGACTCGATGTGAAATAGCTTTCGGGAAATTCGAAAGGAAATCGAAAGGAATTCGAATGGCGAACCCAAAAGGGAACCCACAAAACCTTAAGCGCGGAGGACCGGGCAGACCAAAAGGCCAAGCGTTGCCGTCTCGGGCAGAACTCCTTGAAAGGATTATCAGCAGGCCGGGCGAACTTCCCGGTTCCGAGTCCCTCTTGGACGACGTTGTCACCCGGCTCCACGAAGTCGCAGTGACGAGCAACAGCAGTGCCACCATCGAGTGGCTTCTGAACCAGCTTATCGGCTCCCCTAAGAGCACCATCAAGCACGACGTGAGCGACACGGAAGTGTTCCTCGCCATCGGTCGGATACTGCCCGAGTTCCTGCCTGGAGAGACGGAATGCAAGCGGTTCCTGTACCGCTTGAAAGAGGAGCTAGGTGCCAAGTCTTGAAGACGCAATCCTGCTAGCTGAACGCGAGGCGTCCGCACGGCTCCAGAAGAACCGTAAGGCAGAGAGACCGGATTATCTCGACTGGTACGCGGCAACGGTCCCGAATTCTTGGACGGTTCCCGAACACGTCCGTCTCATTGCAGAACACTTAGACGCGGTAGAGCGCGAAGAGATTGACCGGCTTGCCATCCACATGCCACCACGTCACGGCAAGTCCGAGACGGTCACGGTCAGATATCCGCTCTACTGCCTCGAAGCGGACCCCGAATCTAACGTCTTGGTGACGGGATACAACGAACGGTTCGCGAGGAAGTTTGGACGACGGACGAGGAACCTAGCCTCAGAGAGGGGTCTAGTATCTGGCGATAAAGCCGCATCGGATGAGTGGGCGACCCCGCAAGGCGGGCTTTACATGGCTCGCGGCGTCGGAAGCCCTCCGACTGGAACAGGCTTCTCCCGCATCGTCATAGACGACCCTATCCGAAGGCGAGAAGACGCGGACAGTGAGACGTACCGCGAAAAGGTCTGGGACTGGTACCGGGACGACCTGTACACCCGTGTTGAACCGGGCGGGGCGATAGTCCTCGTCATGACGCTCTGGCACGAAGACGACCTCGGTGCGAGGGCTGTCGCTTCGGAGCCGGGAAGATGGACGGTCTTAAAGCTTCCCGCTATTTCCGATGAGGGCTTGGCGCTTTGGCCCGAACGCTATTCGGTCGAGGACTTGAACCGCATCCATGCCGTCTTGGGTGGCAGAAGCTTCGAAGCCTTGTACCAGCAGAACCCGACTCCGAGGGAAGGTTCTTTCTTCAAGGTTTCCAGTTTCGGGATTGTGGAATCCGCGCCTTCCGGTCTCCCGTCCGCGAGGGCTTGGGACATGGGCGGCGGTGGTCGCGACTCAGACCCGACGGTCGGCGTGAGAATGTGCGGGCCCGACAAGGACGGGATCTACTACGTTTCCGACGTGGTGCGCGGGCAGTGGGACACCGACGAGCGCAACCGCACGATTCGGCAGACCGCAGAACTCGACGGTCGGAGCGTCCGCGTGAGAGGTCCGCAAGACCCCGGCGCGGCAGGAAAGGAGAGCGCTAAGGCGTTCACCCGCAACCTCGCAGGATTCAGCGTGAAGACCTATCCGGTCACCGGCTCGAAGGAGAACCGAGCAGACCCGCTGTCTGCCCAGGTCAACGCTGGCAACGTGCGGATTGTGCGCGGCGACTGGAACAAAGCCTTCATCGAAGAGTTTCGCCAGTTCCCGCAAGGCAAGCACGACGACCAAGTAGACGCGGCTTCCGACGCCTTCACCGAACTATCGGCTCCCCGCTCAGGTTGGGACGACCTACGAAAAATCAATGGCTAAACTCGATCTACGCGGAGTGCTCCTCCGGACATTTCCGACGCTGTTCGGGACTAGACCTGCCACCGGCTACGGCATCCGGCGCTACTGGCAGCCGGGCGCGAAAATCGACTATCAGGCGCAGGCGGGCAACCTCTGGCTGAACGGAGTCGTCGCATCCGGCCTCAATTGGATGGGCAGAGCGTCGAGCGAGGCCGACTGGCGCGTCGAGCGCCGGATCGGTTCCGGCTGGGAGCCCACCGAGGAACCGGCGGCGATGGACCTGCTCGGCCTGCTCGACAACCCGAACCCGTGGTACGACGGCCAGACCCTGATCCGTGGGCTGATGACCTCCGACGTCTGCGCGGGCGACGGCTATTTCCTTAAGGGCCGCGACAACGGCGGCAGGATGGTCGGGCTCGTCTGGGTGCCCCACTGGCGCGTGCATCCGGTCACGCTCTATCAGGACTCTCTTATCGACGGCTACGAGTACCGTCCGGCG